AAGAGAAAATTAAAATCGATGGCACAAGAGTTTTGAAAGCGTGTGAATCAGGCCATAGACATTCAATTCTTGTTAGAGAAATCGATAATTTTGACGAGTGGTTCGAATCAATAAGCAGTATTAGTTGGAATCTTAAATGGGGCGATAGATATTGGTACATTGACTATTGGGGCAAGGTTAGCTGTCGCAATTACACGGACGCTATCATTGACAGATTGAATATTGACAATGGTAATGCTTATCACACCGAAGAAGAATGTAAAGAAGCTCATGAACGCAAACTGGCTGAAGTCAGACTGCGAAAAACATCAACATTTAAGCCAGACTTCGAGAATGGAAACGGCGGCTGGATTATCTATTATGACCATGGACGTGAAACGCTCGCCGTGTGTGAACTTGCTGACTGTGATGCTGGTGAACCTGTACGCTATGAAACTATAGAAGAAGCTGAAAAATCTATCAAAGAAAATGAGCGAGATTGGAAGACTTATTTCGGAATTGAGGAGTGGGAATAATGCCTAATCTCGCAAACATAGAAAATCCAACCGAGGATCAAGAACAAGAAGCATTTGTACAGTGGTTGCGACTGAAGGGTTATCCGCATTTTCGCGTACCGAATGAAACATACACCCGAAGCTGGAGCCAAAAAGCTAAAAACAAGAAGCTCGGTGTGAGCTCTGGTGTACCTGATTTATTTGTGGCAGTGCCCTTTCCACCTCCACACCTAATAATCTACAAAGACGATGGTAGTGAATTGAAGCGTGATAAGAAACTTGTCGCTATCGAAATGAAACGCAAGAAAGGAGGCGTAACGTCGGCAAATCAAAAACAGTGGATTAAAACGCTCAATGAGGCTAGTGTTCAGACTGTTGTCTGTAAGGGTTGTGATGCGGCGATTGAGTTTATTGAGTCAATAACTTGAGGGGTTTATGACTGAAGTGGAACGCTTGACTGCTTGATAAAACAGTCAAAGCATTTTATAGCTAGGCGCTGGTGAGATTGAGTGGTTGGGAGGCCGCGATTGCCAGCGCCTAATCTGTATATTTCAGAGGTAGAGGAGGGATAACAAACATGGTCAAATGGCTAAAAATCGACAAGCAAGACAAGACAAGGCGACGCCGTCAGGAGATCGGGCAGGTCGCCATTTATTATATTTCGAAACAAGCAATTATTATTGGCGACGAGCGAAAATGCAAGCCGTTGTCGAACTACATTCTCTTGCAATCTTGGCAAGATCGAAATAAGAAACCGTACCAAAATATGCTGCGTAAGTTACAAAGCACTAAAGACCTGACTCTCATGCAGGCACAGCTCATCGCAAACAGTTACGGCGTGCACATCTCGGCCGTCTCCAAACAGTCAATACCAAAAGAGCTACGCGTCAATCTCTAGAATTATAATCATGAAAGATGACTTCAAATCATGTCCTAAATGCGGTCGAAAATATAAGCGGCAAGACAACTACGATATTCACGTAGCTAGTTGCAAACGCACGTCACCATCGACTCATGGTGGAGCCAGAAAAGGCAGCGGCGGAGTCAAAGGCAAAAAGACTCAAAAGGTTCTCGACCGAATGAAAGAGAAGCAGCGGATTTTAGACCGAATCACTAGGAACGCTGACAAGCTATACGAAGCACAGTTCCGACTGGCGACAGGCGTGCAGCTACTGTTCGTTATAAAGACCGACCGAAAAGGTAACCGACTGCCAGCAGAGCAAGTTACTGACCCCGAAACGATTGCAGCATTTCTCGATGGTGAGCTGGACGGTGTGGACGACGAGTACTATTTCATCGCCACGCAGAAGCCAGATAACAAAGCTATTAAGGATATGCTAGACCGAGCGTTCGGCAAGCCAGTTGATCACGTTGACCTATCTGTCGATGTTCGCGAGAAGCAACCGCCAAAGATCGTCTCGACTATCAAGCCGCGCAAAACGAAAGGCGAATAGTTTATGTCGCTAGAATTAAAGCCGAAGCAGCAGAGTGTTGTCGATATTATTAACGACTGTCCCGAAGTCGATACTATTTATTTGATTGGTGCCGTTGGCACTGGCAAGACAGACATTGCGGCGAGTATCGGCATCGATATTTGCGACACATTTGAGAAGACATACTGGACGGTGTTTCGCAAAAATATCAGCACGGCGAAGCGATCGGTGATTCCGTCGTATCTGACTATGCTTGATCGCAAAAACTTCAAGGAGGGTGAGGATTACACATATAACGGTCAAGATTATGAAATCAAGTTCCCTAATGGCTCAAAGATTGGCTTTGTGGAGGCGGACGAGACGAAAGACAGGAGCGGCCAGAAAATTAAAGGTATCAACGCCACCGCTAGCCACATTGACGAGGCTGACGAATTGTCACTGACGATGTTTACCACGGCCAAATCCCGTAAAGGACGCCGCAACACCAACGGTCAGCCAAGCATCGCTATCATCACCCTCAATCCAAACGATGTTGATCATATTAAAGAGGTATACATGCGCTGGAAGTACGGCGGAAACGGCAAGTATGAGCCACTGCCGCCGAACATTCGTGTGGTTGAGTTTGATTTGTCAGACTCGTGGCAAATGCAATCAGATATTGACGCGATGATGACCAACCCGACGTGGTGGGTTGAACGGTACCTGAAAAACAACTGGGAGTACCAAGACGAGAGCAAGACGATATTCCGCTCGAGTATTTTCGCCAAGGCGATCGTCAAGAGCTACAAGCCAGGGCGTAAGACGACCGGCTATGACGTGGCGCGTGATGGCGTTGACCGTAGCGTGGCAGCAGATTGGGAGAACCTGACACTGATTGATGGCAGCATTACGAAAGATTCAAGCGAGCAGATGGAAACAGGCAAGCAAGCTGAGTGGCTGATTGAACATTCAGATAACTTCGCTATTGGCTACGAGAATATCGCAGTTGACGGGGTAGGCGTTGGCGTTGGTGTTATTGATGGCGGTAAAGACCGCGGTGCTGAGTTTGCGGTGTTTAAGTCTGGCTTTGCACCTGATCCATTTCTGACATTCGGTGACGAACCAAAGAGCCGGGAGGACGCTGAGCGTTCGCAGGAGCTGATGGCGTTTAATAATTTACGATCACAGGTGGCGTACATGCTGGCGATGGGATTGGATAGTGGCAAGGTGAAAATCCTCGAGAGCTTTCCATTTCTCAATGAGTTCATTAAAGAGGCGCAGATGCACCACCACGAGTACAAAGACAAGGTGTTTGTGTTGGAGTCTAAGGAATCAATCAAGAAGCGGCTCGGCAAATCGCCTGACATATTCGATTCGGTATTGATGGGATTTTGGATGCAGTTGCGGCATGAAGTGGTGATGGAGTGGGGCGGAATTATGTAATCCGTATATTTACAGTTAGAGGATTATATGAAATTGAAAGACTTTTTGCGCAAATTAAAGTTTCAAAAGCCAGACAGGGATACTGTCATTGAGGCGTGGATAGGACTGCTGATGTTTGTCGGCGTGCCATTTTGCATTTGGCTATATTATGGCGGCAAGGTCGCCACAGTGGTGTTTGTCGGCGTACAGCTGATATTTTGGTCGGTTTATTTATACAGGAGCAATAAGTAGATGGGAATTATTAAAACAGCCATGGGGTTAAGGAGTGAGCGACGTGTGAGCGGCGTTGACCCCGCTTTTCAGAGATTATCGATGTTCGATCATTACCGAGCCAGCAGTTACGCGACAGCTTATCCTAATATTCGAACGGTTGCCAATAAATACATGACAGTGCGACCGTTTGCTATTGACGGCAACGGCAAGCAGGTGTCACACGAAGTCATTAACGCGTTATACCATCCGAACAAATCTGACAGTTCGGTGGCGTTCGCCGAGAAGATAGCTGTATCAACGCTATCGCTACGCAAGACATATATTTTGGTATGGAGCAACTATGGCGGAGTAGCAAAGCCTGGCGGTGATTTTATGGGGCAGGGCGGCAAGAATATTGCTGGTTTCACGTTCTTGGAGTTTCCGCGAGTTGAACGAGTTGGCGACAAGACAACATACACAGTCGGCACACAGACGTTTACTGAAGATGAAGTGCTGGTATTGCCTGGTGGTGTCGATCCAAACGACCTGTACGCTGGGTATTCGCCGTCTGAAGCCTCACGCCGTTGGGCGACGCTCGACGACTACATTGCCGATTTCCAGGCCGGCTTTTTCGAGAATGGAGCGGTGCCGGCTGGTCAGTTCATTATTACCGCGCCAACTCGGCAATCATTCCAAGAGAGCGTGGCGATGCTGCAAGACGCCCATCGCGGAGCCGGTAGCAATAATAATGTCACTTACACGCACCGACCAGTTGACTCTAAGACCGGTAAACCGTCGACTACCGCAGCCGTTGAGTGGGTGCCATTTTCACAACCAAACAAGGATATTGACTTCGAGAACTTATTTAAGCAGGTGGATAGGCGTATTGATACGTCGTTCGGTGTGTCGGCAATCATGAAAGGTATCGATGACACGGCGACGTATGCTAACGCACAGGTGTCCAAGCAGGTGTTTGCTGAGAATGTCGTTGATCCGTTACTGCTACGCAACTACACGCAGCTGACACACGAGCTAAACCGAATCACTGGTGGCATGGGTATAGCCATTACTTACGAATTCGCTATTCCTCAGGTTGTCGACGAGATCAAAGTGCAGGCTGAGGCTGATGATATTCGTATCAATAGCATTCTTAAGCTGGAGGCGGCAGGCTACAGTACTGATAGCATCATCGATGCACTAAAGCTACCTAATAATTTCAAGCTATTGCGTAAGGGCGACTATAAACCGCCAGAGATTGAAAATGACAAGCCAGATGTTGACGAGGGTGATGAAGTGGCAGACGCACCTGATCGCCGCAAGGTTGGCGACACAGGGGCTTGGGGAGAAGCGAACGGCACCAGCCCAAAAGCATCAGCCGATAATCAGCCGCAGACGCTCGATGATTTCGAGCAACTGATTTATGACGCAACGACTGAGTTTATGCAGAAGCAAGTTGATCGAGCTATCGCTGAATCTCGTCAGACGGCCGAAAACAGTACTGAAGAGGATGACGAGCAAAACGAATTTGCCGAAGCGCTACTGTTGATTATCGTGGCACTGATGATAGTTCAGGGGGCAATTTACTTTGAGGATGGTAAGCAGCTACTGATAGATAACGGAGTGTCTACCGCCGAGCTAACAGGCTTTGTGGTAGCAGCATCAACACAGGAAGCATACCGAGCCTATCTGCTAAACGTGGCGCGCTCATACGCTGACGATACAGCCGTCTCAATCCGTCGCGTGCTTGATCATGCGGCATCGCACGGCTGGGCACAGTCTGAGCTAGAGGAGAAACTGCGCGGCATTATGAAGACCGACGAATGGCGAGTACAGAGAATGGCTCGCACTGAGATATCACGAGCTGATGCACTGTCGAGCGTTGAAGCCATGAAGCAGGTGCAAAACCAAACGGGAACGCTGATCGAAAAAGCGATGGAGAGTGAGACCGGCAAGCCGTGCGAATTTTGCGCCACATTGATCGATAAGTGGGTGGCGGTTGATGAGCCAATCCTAAGCCTGAATGAGGCAATCATTGGCAGGGACGGCGGCATATTTATCAATAATTTTGCGCAGAATGACGGCTACGACGTACACCCGAACGGGCATTGCCACCCGAAATACCGCGTTGTCAAGGCATATCTCAATACTGAGCGGCGAATTATCGATGACGAGATGGCTGATCTGGATTTGCGATGCGAGGAGTGTGGCCGCTATCTGAACATCAAGGGCGTCACGCAGATGATCGCACAGGTGCGTTGTAGTAACGCGAAGTGTAAACATATCAACAATATCAAGATTGTGAACGCCACTTCGACAGACGACCAGGTGCGTTATGAGTTCGATAAATCGTAATCTGTAGTCTTAGAAATAAGACGAGAGCAAAACGCTCAAATTGGACGGGCAAGCAGGAGTCGAAGCATTAACTTTAACAAGGAAAAAAGCATGAAATTCTGGAAGTGGAGCAATTCCGTTTCATCGAATAATCAAGAGCTTATACTTGACGGGCCTATCGCGAGCGATACCTGGTGGGGCGACGAAGTCACACCCGACCTCTTTCGCGAAGAACTCAAGCAGCACGCGGGCGATTTGACAGTTGTCATTAACAGCCCCGGCGGCGACGTGTTCGCAGGCTTGGCGATTTATAACGCACTTGTGAATCATAACGGAAATGTCACTGTCAGAGTTGATGGTTTAGCGGCGTCGATTGCATCAGTAATTGCGATGGCAGGCGACAAGATTATCATGTCGCCAGGCTCAATGATCATGATTCACCGCCCGTCTGTTTACGCAGCAGGTACGGTTGATGACATGGAGAAAGCCAAAGACGTTCTGATGAAAATCGAGGAGGGTATCACGCCTATCTACGCAAAGCGGACAGGGTTGAGTGATGAAAAGATCACTGAGCTGCTGGAAGCGGAAACGTGGATGCTTGCCGATAAGGCTGTCGAGCTTGGTTTTGCCGATGAGGTGTCCGAGGCACCAGAGAAGCAAAAGCAAGATGAGAGTGTACAGAATGTGATGGGTATGAACTTTGCATTCAGTATGTCGGCAGTCAAGCAGGCAGACGCCAAGCCAATGCAGAGCCTAGTTGAGCAAATCAAGGCGAAAGCAGAGGCAGAGGTAGCTAAGGCGGCGGAGCCGACCGAAGACGCAACTGAACCTGAGACGAAGACTGACGAACCAGCGGCACCGGAAGCCGCGCCAGAGGCTGAGCCTACTGACGAAGCTGAGCAATCAGAGCCGGAAGAATCAACTGATAACAATCCTGAGGAGGATACGGAAATGGATCCGAAAGATATTGCAAAGATGCAAATTAAAGAACCAGCTGATCCAGCAGCTGTCGACAAAGGTACTGTCGTAAATTATCTGGACACACCAAAGGCACTAGAAGATTTTGCTGACGTGCTGGTAGCGCAGGCGGGAGCAGGTGCGGCAGCCGTTCGTGAAGCTTGGATGGACAAGCTTGAGGCTAACGGTGTACAGATGGCTGTCACTGGTGCTGACAAATTATTCCCAGCCCCAGTTGTTGAGGCAGTTGAGAGTGCATTTAAGGCTGGCGGACCAATTTGGAACCTAGTCGATAAAACTGGGCTTGACGCTTACAACACCGCTTGGGATACCAATACTGACGGTGCGCTAGGTCACAAAGCCGGCACGGACAAGAAAGAGGCTACGATTGCTATCGAAAACCGCGTGCTCGAAGGTCAATACATCTACAAGTATCTGACCCTGGATAAAGAAACTATCCGCAAGAATAAAAGCACTGGCTCGCTATTGCGTTATGTATTGCAAGAGTTGCCAAAGCGAATCATCGCAAGTATCGAGCGTGCGATTGTTATCGGTGACGGCCTAGTCGACACTAGTGACGACAAGATCAAGTCGTTTGTATCTGTCAAAGCCGACGCTAAGGCTGGCAACGTGTTTGCTAAAACCTATACGCCAAAAACAGGGGAAAGTCGCCGTACTGCTATCTTGAATGCACGCGATTTAATCGAGGCTGAGGGCGACGTTTACATCATCGCAAAGCGTGGTTATCTCACTGCCCTGAAAGATGAGCGAGGTACTGACAAGCATATGCTGTACACCCCAGGCGTTAACATCTTGGAAGACTTGGAGCTTGCTGGCAAATTTACACCGCAGTGGTTCAACGACACCAACGACGCCGACAACGATGCATACTTGGTTGTATTTGACAAATACAAGGTGGTTGGTGATCAGTCAATTGAGAGCTACACCAACTTTGCGTTGAAGCAAAATAAGCACGAATACTTGCAGGAAATCTTCGCAGGTGGTGGCTTGAGTGGCATCGCAGCAGCAGTGGCTATTAAACACGTAGCCTAACAGAGAGGGGCGTAGAAATGGCAGCATTGGTAACTAAAGAAGATATCGAGGGCGTACTTTTACGCCCCCTTTCTGATACCGAGAATAAGTACTTTGAGCAGTTATTGCAGCAGGCGACGGAGACGTTGGAAACACTGCTAGATGTTAAAATGCAGGGCGAGACAAATGCACCACGTCGATATGAGACAACTTGCGGCTCACGTTTTCTAATTGTCGATCCGTTCACTAGTCTATTGCCAGAGGTGACGACAGAAAGTGGCAGACCACTGGCGGTCAAGTCAGTGAGTCAAGGCGACGAACTGAACGTCAGCTGGTTCAACGTCATCGAGATGGTTGATCCGCTAGACATTGGACGGTGTATCGTCAAGGCGGCGTGGGGATATGGAACGCCGTTTCCATACGGCTTGAGAATCCTCATTGCAAGGTTATTTGACACACTGTCAATAGCTAATCAAGGTAGTTTTTATAACAACGTAAAATCCGAAACAGTGCTGAGTCATTCAGTGACGTATGACAACACCAAGCAAGTTGTCGACCAGTTCGCTGAGGCAAACGTTGATCTACTGGCAAAGTTTGTAAAGCCAATCAGCAGTTGCGTGGTGTCTGGCTACACTGATACGCCGCTGAGCCAGCGTGGAGTTCATCGTCATGATATTCCGCGATAACATCACCTTGGTCGCACCCGTAGACGGTGTATACCGCCAGACGGGGGGCGAGCGACACAGTGTGAGGTGCGTCGTCGAGCAGACAAGCGGCTTGACCCGCGGCGGTAGCTACGATGCCATGACAGGCGATGCTAGAGCGTATCTAGACGGTCGAGATAGCTGGTTGTCATCAACTGGATACTCGATTGAGGGATATTTCGCCGAGGTGACGCTGTTTGGCGTTAAGCGGGTGTACCGCGTTGCCAACGTAGCAGTCGGCAGGGCAGTTATCACCAGCGGCACAGTACAGCACGTCGAGATTGAGCTGGCAAGACTCGACAGAGAGGTGTAGTCATGCCGGTGGTCGACAATACAGTCGCTGTCAAACGATTCTTCCAGAATCAGGCAGCGACAGGACTAAACGCCATGGCGAATCACACGTTGATGGTTGCTAACCTTACTGCGCCATTCAAGCATAGGGGGTCGCTAAAGTCCCGCAATGTCGAGGTGCGGCGAATCGGTAGAGACGCTATCAGATTGACATGGAAGCCAGTCTACTCGCAGTACCAGAACCGCGGCAGGCGTGCGAATGGCACCCATGTGGTACGTAAGTACACCACGGCCGGCACTGGCAAAGGTTTCGTTGATGAAGGTGTAAGAAGCACCATGAAAGATTACAAGAGGTTTTTTAGATGAATGTAGCATTGGAGATCGCAAAGGTAGTGGCTATTGCCGTTGGTGGAGAGCTTGGCAAAAATGTGTTTGTCGGGCGATTGCCAGCAAGCAAGAGCCAAGACGGCATGGCGGCGGTTGCGGCTAGCGGCGGTGAATATAGCGGCGGCAGTTTGGGTAATACCAAGTTAACCACCGAGCTAACAATCACTGTATTAAAAGCTGATGCGGCCGAGCTGTACGAGCTTGACAGCAAGCTACGTACGGCACTAATGCAATTGCCATACACTGACGCGAGATTTGTTCGCGTGAGCGTATTTCCGATGCAAGACAGCGACTATGAAGCCTCTGAATTACGGATGGGGGCATGGAGTGCCCAATCTGTAACATTAGTTTTGAAAGATTAAGCAAAGGAGTAATTAAATGGCAGCAATCGATTACGCCGGCTTGAACCACGACCTATATTTCGGGGACAAGACTGGTAAAAACTTCAAGCAAGTCCTGGGTGTGAACGACCTGGATTTTGACAACGACAAGGATGAGGTGACGCGTGATTTCATCGACGGCACGAACCTCAAACTTATCAAATCGTTCAAATCGACCATCAAATTTAAGGTAACGGACATTGGACAGGATAATCTCAAGAATATCGTGCCTGGCTACGTCTATAACAGTGGCGAGACGATTGACGGCACTACTGGCATTACTGTCGGTACAAAAGGTGCTGTACAGGTTGGCTTGCAAAAAGGTAGCTCTACACAGGTGCCTGGTGTGTTCAAGCTGGTGCCGAAATTGGCAGCTCAAGCAGGTCATACGTTGTTCATGCTTGACGCTACGGCAACCCTGAGCGACATCAGTCAAGAAGACGGTTTGACTGAGTTTGAAATCAGCGTAACTGGCAAGTTGATCAAGGGCGACCTGACATTTGCGTAACAGGGGTGGCACGGTGATAAAAACACCGTGTCAATACCTAAATTGATAAAAAGTAATGTAGTTATTACAACTACGGAATGGAGAATGAGATGGCGTTTAAGTTTAATAAAACTCAAAGCCAGACTAGTGCGCCGCGTGTTGTCATGGCGCTTGAAATGAGCGACAACGGCAACGTGAGCACCTTGAAATACGTCGTTCCGCGACTCAGTCGCACGAAAGTGGTCGCAGTTCAATATGATGCTAGGCGTAGCGTTAAGGGTGTGGGCAGTGCACAGCTACAGGCGATCGTTTCTAATTCGCTAAGTGGTGAGTTGCTTTCTAATCTAGAGCCAATTGATGGCGCGCCAGAAGTAGATAAACTCGTCGAGTTAATCGGAGATGAAAATCTCGAGGCGTTCATGACTGAGCTGTTTAGGCTCGCTACCGAAGATTACGCAACACTTCGTGCTGAGGGGGTAGAGGTACTGTAGTAATGGAAGACCACGAGCAGCAGTATGATCCAGAAAAACTAGCCTTGCTGATTGAAAAACAGACCAAGGATATTTTGAAGAACTCTAAGGTCACTGCTGCTGCCCTAGCTTATTACTATCAGATACCTTTTGACGAAGCGGTCGATATGCCGTATGGCGACGCACAAGTGTTGGTCAGAGCGGCTCAAGTATTCAAGGCACAAGAAGCGTTACAGCAAATGGCAATAATAACCGCTGCGATTAGCGGTAAGAAAGCTAATAAGTTGATTAGTTTGTTGGAGAAGCAGGCAAAATGGTAGGGTTATTTGGCAGATTCAAGGTATTTTTCCAGACGAGACTCAAACTCGTCAATATTTTCAATGTCGGAGATGACAAGCGAACCACCAATGATTTTTTCGCCAATCGTCGTAATCCCGATGGTATTGCCATTTCGCACAAAGCCCTCTATCGTTCGATAATTGATTGTACGAGTGAGCCTGCCATTTCTGAACTTGATGGCGGTATCTGTCAGCTCAAAAGAAACGTTGCGGTATTTTCTATAGGCGAGCCAAGCGGTTACACCAAATGTAATCATGTGCAGCCAAAACCAAAAAACCAGCTTTTTTATGAGCCACTTTTTAGACAGATGATATTGTTTATTCATTTAAGAGTTCCTTTCGTCTTATACCACAATCATAGCATAGACAGGGTAATAACGTCATGAACCAAGGCGAGATTATTATCACATATCGTGTTGATTCGAGTGGTGCAATCACCGCTATGAGCAATGTCCAAAAAAAGATGCACGAGAGCGAGAGAAATCTCAACTCGACTCAATCAAAATATGGCAAGTTTTTTGACGGGCTAAATCAGGGCTTTGGTGGCGTTGCTAATACGATAAAAAAATTTGGTATCGTCGCTGCCGGTGTTATCGGTGGCGGTACATTTGGTGCAAAACAGTTTATCGACCTCGCCAGTGGCTTGCAAACAACACAAGCGCAGATGGCGTCGCTCACTGGGTCAACCGAGGCGGCCAACAAGGTTTTTGGTCAACTGTACAATCAGGTACTTGGTAAGCCAATCGCTTTTCCCGATGCCTCAAAAGCAGCCTCTACGTTACTAGGCTATGGACGCACGGCACAGCAGGTCATACCAGACATGGACACTCTGGGTAGGCTGTCTATCGTTTCTGGTGCAAATTTGCAGAATTTAGCACTGGTTTTTGGACAGGTTACGAGCCGTGGTGCGCTGTTTGGACAAGATGCTTTACAGCTGATCAACAATAATATCCCGTTGACTACCATCTTGGCCAAGAAGTTCGGTATTTCTATGGAAGAGGCTGCTGGAAGAATCAATGGTGGCAAGGTTAGCGCTGAGGAGTTTACCGCCGCCATGGCGGAATATGCGCAGAGCCTGGATATTAGCAAGTTCTCAAACACGTTTCAAAACAGGATGATTAGCTTGCAGGGCTCGATTCGGTCACTCGGTCTAGAGATTATTGGTGTACGGGTGGATTCTGAAAAGGGGCTGATAGTTGACCAAAACGGACTATTTGCCAGGTTTAGTGATGGCGTCACAAAACTTACTGCTTTTTTGAAAGAAAACAAGCAAACGATTGTTAGTTTTGCCAACTTCATCATAGACAATGCTGTACCAGCCATTGCAGCGCTAGGCTCGGCATTTGTAGCAATGAAAGTTGGTCAGTTTGCGACAACGATAGCAAAAAGTGCCATCGGTTTGCGAGGTTTCATCGGCGCTTTAAAGAATGGGCAGTCGACCATGGCGGCATTCAATGCAGTAGCCGGGCTAAATCCATTTACAATCATAGCCGTGGCAATTGCCGCAGTTGTCGGCGCACTGGTATTTTTGCAGGTAAAGTTCAATATCTTTGGTCAAGCATGGAACGCCATCACGGCAGTATGGGGTGCAGCAGTTGGCTGGTTCAGCGGAGTGTTCGGAGCTATTGGGCAGGTTGTCAGCGGGTTTGTTAGTGGTGTAGTCGGCTTTTTTAGTAGTATTTGGATAGGTATCACAACCGTATTTAATAACGTTGTAGCTTTCTTGCAGCAATGGGGGCTTACAATTTTGGCGGTGATATTTGCGCCAGTGGCGCTGATCATCGGGCTGTTCTTTACGTTTAAGGATCAAATATTTGCTGTGTTCCAAGCCGTCTGGGATTTCATCGTAGCGACGTTCACCCCAGTGGTGCAGTTCTTCGGCGGAATATTTACTGGCGCCTGGAATCTTATTGCGGGCGTATGGGGAGCGGCTGTCGGATGGTTCGGCAGCATATGGGGCGGTATAGTCGGCGTGTTTAGCGTCGTAGCCGGTTGGTTCGGTGGCGTATTCAGAGGGGCTTGGAACGCTATAGTTAGTGTATTTGGAGGATTAGCGGGCTGGTTCAGAGGTATCTGGAACGGTGTGGTTGGTATTTTTGGTAGCGTAGGTGTGTCTATAGGCAATGCTATCGGCGGGGCGTTCAGAGGTGCCATAAATGGTGTGCTAGGCTTTGTTTCTGGAATGATTAACGGATTTATCAACTCGATAAACTGGGCGACAGGTATTATCAACGCTATTCCTGGCGTTCATATTCCAAAAATACCGAACCTCAATATTCCGCAGCTTGCAGAGGGTGGTATCGCCACAAAAGCAACCCTAGCCATGATTGGTGAGGGTAATGAACCAGAGGCTGTCATTCCACTGAGCAAGCTGAGCCAGTTCTTGAAGAACTCTATGGACGAGAGAGGCACTGGCACATCATCTGGCGGTAATACGCCGCAAATCAACCAAACCGTCAACCTGACAAACGGCATCGACGTTGACCAATATAACCGCAGCCTGGTGCAACAGATGAGGAGGGGCTAGATATGAGAACATATGACGTACAGATCACTAATATGCGCACTAACGAGAGTGTATTTCTGGCGGGTAGCAAACAGGGGCTATCTCACTTAACGCCGCCATTGAAAGGGTTTGGTGACCCCGACGTACGCAACAGCCAGTATGTATTTTCTGGTGCTGACGGCGGCAGCGTAGATGAGCAGTTCTATGGTGTTCGACAGATACCATTGAGCTTTTTCGTGTTAGTGGATCATGACGGAAAACTGGCCGAGATGCATGCTGAGATGGTAAAAATTGCCAGAACCATCAAGATTCGCGACAAGTTGCGAGTGCAGCTGTTCACGCCAACCGGACGCGTCTACCAGACCATCGCCAAGCTGACGCAGCCTCTTGATCCAAAGATTGAGTGGCCGCTCATTGCCGACTACGACATCGAGCTAGTAGCAGGTGATCCGCGGATGTATGACTACACCGACAGCGCAGCACAGCGAATCACACTAGAGCGTCCACGTGACGGTGGTTTATTGTGGAGTCCTACGGGATTGCTTTGGGAGCGTGACGGCTTGCACTGGATAGCTGGCGGGGGGCTGAATCACGCCACAAACGATGGCAACACGTATGTTTGGCCGACAATCACGATTACCGGCAAAGTCACCAACCCAACGGTGTCCAACCAGACAACTGGTGAAATATTGGCACTGAATATCAGCACAACAGACAGCGACACAATCGTATTTGATACATACAACCGAGAGGTGACGCTAAATGGGGTAGGCATCGATAATAACCTCACCAGCAGTCAATACTGGCGTTTGGTGCCAGGGCTAAATGAACTGATTTTCAATACATCTAACAGCACCGACACTGGTATGGCTATCGTTGAGTGGTACAACGGCTACACGGGAGTTGCCTGATGGACGAGTATGTACCACCACGCTACACCATCGAGCTATGGCATCGCGGCAAAACAAAGGTAGCCGACATCACCAGACTTTGCCAAGACCTCGACTGGAGTATGACACGAAACGGCGTAGAGTCGCTAGACTTTAACATGTCAATGCCAGACTGGGAGGAGAAGTGTCGGCGGATCGGTGAGAATCCAAATACTATCTTAAAGCCATGGGTGAGCGACATCAGGGTTAAGCGAAATGGCGAATATTTGTTTGGTGCGGTAGTAGTGGAGGCGAACCGCAACCTAAACACCGACAATGCAAGGGTACTGGTACAGTGCGACGGCTATTTGAATCTGATTGACGCACGGTATCTGAATGGTCGCTGGAAAGGGGTTGAAGCCACTGACATTGCTTGGGATATCATCCAGGAGGTGCAGAATCGACCTAACGGAGATGTTGGCATTACCAGGGGCGGTAGGCAGTACCGCACCGGCGTACGACGCGACAGAATGGACGACTGGGAAGACATCAACGCTAAAGATGCGTTGGTGTCGCTAACCAATTTGCAAGATGGCAAGTTCGATTTTCGATTCACTTACGATCGCAAGTTTGAGACGTTCCAAACACTCGGCAACGAACGGCCAGACGTGACAGTGCATTATCCTGATGACGGGTTAGGAATCGGTGCTATTCGTATGGAGTTGCCGCAGTCTGGTGCGAATTTGTACAACAATATTATCGGCAAGGCCTCTGGCATGGGCGAGGAGACAATTCGCTACAGTGCTGAGGATGTACTGAGCCAGCAGGAGTTTATCCTGCGCGAAAAAGTGCAGCTATACAATAGCATCAAAAACCTATCGACACTGGCAGGGCATTGCGAGGCTGATGTGGCAGTGATGAGTCGGCTGGTCGATTTGCCACGCGTCACAGTGCGTGGTACACAATTTGATCTGAATAATATCGGAGTAGGCGATCGTATCGTTGTTGAGCAAAATAAGTATTCATCTTGCCCGCTGAGTGGTTATTACCGAATCGAGCAAATATCTGTCAAGGTCGATGAGAACATGAGCGAGGAAATAACCTTAACGCTGGATAATTACGACTTATGAGCGGACGGTTGAATCTAGTGGAGGAGCGGCGAGCCATCGGTAAGTTGCGGGCGCTGCTACGAGCCTCTGAGCAAATGAAAGCCACACAGAGAACCAGCAATAAGTCTGGCATCATTTACTATGAGACGAAAAGTGCACAGGAGTACGACGCGATGATACCCGTCACACATGACCCCGCTTTTCTTGGTGGCAGAATAGTCAAAATTGAAACGACTTTCACCGCACGCAAACAACAGTGGCCGTACGTGCTGTTTTTGCCGCAGTTTTACGTCGGTGACAGTCCTGACACGTTGGCGGGTGCGCAAATAATTGGCGGCAGCATTATTGACCAGAGTACGCCAGACATTAATAAGTTAGAGGTGCCATATCAGCTGATGTTTAGTGCCAGCGCCACTATCGACAATCCGCCGCAAGGTCAGACGAAGTATGTGTACGCTAAGTGCGTTTTTCTGGGGACAGATAGGGGCTCATTCAGCATGAAAGCGAGCCTGCTATGAATCGGCTGAGTATGTTGCCTGAAAACCAATTGGCAGACATCCTGGCGTCACTTGATCGCAACATCCGTGACCTCAAGACTAGCCAGGTGATGGCATCGAGCGGGCTGGTGTTCTACGAAAGTGCCAGCAGCAGCGATTGGGACTTTGACCAAGTGGCTAACGTGACTGGTGGACAACAGCAGGCATCCGGTGTGCCGTTTGTTATTACGGCGACAGCAAAAAAGGATAAAACATTCCTATTGGCCGATTTAATTATTGACAAGATGTTGATAAACAGTGCAGCACCGACTCGTATTGACATAATACCAATATCGAGCGACGTGCGGCATGTTCGCAGGTGGTTTGCGTACGCGTATGTACGAAAGGGATTGAACAGTGTGCTGACGCAGATGAAATGTGCCGTGGTGGCAAATACTAGTGTTGATTTGACAATCGAAAGTAGGATGTTATGAGGATTCAAGAGATAGACGGAGAGACAATGGCACGAATCATTACGCGGTGCGAGCGTGAAATTACCGAAATGAAAGCCATGCAGCGTGTTGGTGCTGACGGCGTGCAGGTATTTCGCGTCAAGTTAGAAGCGGCGATCGACAAGCGTGACGCAACGTTTCTGAGGCGGTTCAAAATCGTATTTACGCCGAAAGCCAGCACATATCAGTCGGGTATGGTTTTTAAGCTGATGGTTGGTAGGCGCAGCAGCCATGGCTCAGGACTAGAGGATGTTACTAGCTATTTCCAGCGCCGGCGAAGCAGCGGCGGTGTACAGACGTGGCTAAATATATCAGATTTCTTGGTCGACCTCGGCAGCAACACATTCAAAATCTACGCGTTCGCTACGTCTGACGGCGAGCTGAGGGTTGAATATGTCTAATCTGTAATGTGGTAAGTGAAAATGAACGATAAACGAGACAAGGAATCGATGAATCAAACACCCAAAACGGTGCGGGAATTGGGCATCATGATGACTGCACGCGACGACGTGCTGAATGAAAGGCTGAGCTCAATAAACGATAATGTGTCGCGGCTGGCGGAGTCGGTCAAACAGCTGGCTGAATCGAAAGCCGATGCCGAGGAACTGAAAGCCCTGATAGCCCGCGTGGAACTGATGCAAGGCAGTTATTTGTCCAAGAGTGAAGCTAAGATTGGTGCTGGCGTAATGACAGCAGTAATTACCGTGATTGGCTTTATGGTCGATTTAATTGTGAGAGTCGTGAATAAACCGTAATGATTAATTTAATAGGAGGTCAAAACCGATGAAAGGCATCGATATATCAAGCTGGCAGGCTGGCTTGGACGCTGGTAAAATCCCGGCAGATTTCGTAATAGTAAAGGCAACGGAGGGGACGAATTACGTCAACCCAAACTGCGACGAGCATTATCAGCAGGCAGCCGCAGCTGGCAAAAAGCTCGGCGTTTATCACTTTGCGAGAAACGGCAGCAATGACGCGATCGCTGAAGCTGACTTTTTCGTCGATAATATCCAAGGCTACATTAAGCATGCTATGCTTATTCTCGACTGGGAAGACGGCGGCAACGTTGGCGACGTAGCATGGGCGCGCCGCTGGCTGGATCGAGTGCAAGAACGAACAGGCGTGAAGCCGCTCATCTACATGTCAGAGAGTGTGGTAAACAGCCACGATTGGGGTACTGTCGCTGCGGCCGACTACGGACTGTGGGTGGCAAAATACCGCGACATGGCAATCGACTTCAACTACGACATGAGCCAAGCCGGCACACCGCCAAGCGTAAAATACTGGTCAGGCTATGCAATGTGGCAGTGGACATCGAGCGGCCGACTTGACGGCTGGGGCGGAAACCTCGACTGCAACGAGTTCTATGGCGACGCTGAGGCGTGGGATAAGTACGCAGGCGGAGCGCCAGCACCGGCTGGACACAGCGGGCAAATTGCTAACCCACAACCAGCACCAGAGCCGCAGCCGACATACACAGTTCAGCCAAACGATACATTGAGTGAAATTGCTGAAAAATATGGCGTAGATTATCACTACTTGGCAGCAATTAATGGTATCGCAAATCCACATGTGATTTATGCAGGCCAAGTATTGCGAGTGCCAGGCGGAAGCGCGCCAGCCGAGCGAACCGTGACGGTTCAATGGGGCGACAACCTCAGCACGATAGCGGCCGCTCACGGAACGGACTGGCAGACGCTGGCTCAAATCAACAACCTGCCTGACCCGGATCTAATCCACCCAGGCGACGTTTTGAGGTTACCATAATGGCGCCAGATTTATCAAAAATCACGATCACGAAGTCGAGCCTGTACTTCCGCGAGTGCAAGGCGTGCGGCTGCGTGACGCTGCACATCGGCAAGACCACGCCGCAGATGCCAGCAGGCTCGACATACAATGATTGCCTGCAGTGCCTAGTGGACGCACACAGCGTCCCAGGCTTGAGCAGATGGCACGACCCAAAAACGGGCGAGCCGCTGAAAGATCCGCGAGGAGCTGTTATCCAGCGAACAGTGGACGCTAAAATTCAAAACACCGAAAGATGTCTAATTGGAAGCAGTTTCGCTTGACATCTGTCGGAGAGATGTAAACTAAAAAGCGTTTTACTTGACATCTGCAAACAACATGTAAAGTAAATGTAAACTTCAAGGAGAACTATAGCATGAAATCACTAGAAGCACTAAAAAACATCAACTACAAAGACGTAATCGTTCGTGCATTGTGGACATTTGTACAGACGTTTATCGCAACATTCTTGCTGGCAGGCGTAAACCTAGTAAATTTGTTGTTTGCGGCAAGTTGGCGTGAGTTGTGGGCACTGGCACTAGCGACTACGCTATCTGCGATTGCTGCTGGACTGTCGGCCGCTAAGACGATAGTCATTGAGTTAGTGCGTCAGATGCAGCAGGCCGTTGAGTAGTTCGGTATTTCCGAACAACTGAAAACCGCCTCGATAAGCTCCGAGGCGGTTTTTGAACTAGAAAGGATTTCTTTATAGTTTAGACTGCGCCAATTGCCATCCAGCTAAAGTAATATGAGCCTCTCAACATGGCACCATCAAAGCGACGACATCTTGCTGCAAATGATGAGTTTGTAATGTTAACCGCTCCAATTGACGCACCAGCCCATGATGGATTTGGTGCGTCTGTCCACGGATCGCTAGCATTGCCGTAGCCGTTGTAGGTGCAAATAACAGTCGGTACCGTTCCACTCTTAAATATCTTCGGAAACGCAACGGTTGTCGTAGTCTCTATTGTGTCAGTTGGGGCTATTACTCTTGCTCGACCATACTGAAAAATAACAGGCTCAACTGGTTGACTAGTGCTATCTCGTTTCGCCTTAATGAAGTCTGACCATTTTAAGTGTCGTGGTAGGACTATACTATAATAAAAATATGTTTATGATACTTAAACGAATCGTTATTCGCTTGTATAGAGAATATCGCTATATTTTCCACGGCAAATAACGTCAACATCGCCTAATCTGTACATTTATAATCAGGAGGATTCATATGGAAAATACTGAAAAAGTACAGAATTATAAGGGCGGCGAGATTCGCCGAACAGTTGACGGCTATTATATTTTCGTCAAAGGCGATGCGCACAGCGGTCCGTATGTGAGTATTTCGGCAGCCAAAGGCACGGCCGATACTACCGAGGCTGAGACACTAGCAGTAGAGTCTGTCGACGAGGTCGTCGAGCCAGAAGTTAAAAATATCAATGATAATGCTGAGTCTGAGACGGCCGATACTACCGAGGCTGAGGCTGAAAGCACTGACGAAAAATAACTATGGCACTAGGTTATCCTAATAGTAACGGTGGTCGTACTACTGATAGCGCACTATTCCACGCGCTCGGCAATGCTTTTGTCGGCTCGTGGATTAGCGGCTTTAGAGTGCGTCAAGCCAGCCCTGTCGGCATGAATGTGCTGATCGGCGGTGAGAGTGGTATACCTGATGATTTATTAGTACGTGATGCTATGTCGGCAACGTTTCCTGTGAGCAATCTAAGTACGCAGCCTGTTCAGGCGAGCGTTACCACGGCAAACAGCGCCAATCCGCGAATTGACGCAGTGGTGATTTACATCGACACAAACGTGGCTGCGTCGCAAGCCGTCGCCAACAATGAGAACCGCACAAAAGCCGTTGTCGTTCCAGGTACACCAGCAACCAATCCAAGCGCACCAACGCCATCGCAGATCAAGGCGAAGATTGGTGCATCTAACCCATATGAAGTCATCGCTGAAATACGTGTAAACGCTGGCGCAACGACGATTCTTGATTCTGTTATCACTGATAGGCGCAATCCAGCCACACTGGCTGACGGACGAATTAACAGGGCTGAAATGTTCAAAAACGGCGTGATTGGCTCTGACGCACTTGGCAATGATATAGTCCTACCACGACATTTGAAATCATCAGACCTATTATCTTTCAGTGCTAATAATTCAGCACAAGCTATTTCTGGTAATTTAATAATCCAGTCTGGCTGGGTCTCGTTTTACGGAAATGGAGGCAAACAACAACCTGTCCAAGTTACTTTTCCTAAGAAATTTAAGGAGGTGTATGCGGTTATTCCTACCCTAATTGGATATACATTCAAAACGCCGACCTCGCCTGCAAGTTTCGACCAGAAAATCGGCGCTGGTACTAATATTGAATGCGGATCATTTAATCAAACAGGCACAACTATTACAGCTTCTACTTCAGGTATTTTTGGTGGGGCAAACCACGGCATCTCTTGGATTGCAGTAGGTACTGTTTAAGACTTCTTGACGTATTGAATTGTCACGAATGAGGTCTTATAACCGGATTGATCTGCGTATGTTTGGATATTGATATTGCTATTATCGGCGTAAACTGTCACCGTATAAGCTTGCTGGTCAGCGGCGTGTGGCAGGTTAATTGTCGCGCCAATACTGTATTCCTTTGCAATGCCGCGAATATTAATGACCATGTCAAGATTATTTATGCCGTGAGGTGCGACTGTCTTACCAGCGGCCTTTAAGCCGCCCATACTAAATGTCTTCTGGTAAATTGTGCGGCCGTCAATCCACTTCATGCCGGTGTCGACCTCTGATGTGCTGCGGTCGCCGCGAGCTGCTGGAGACAAATGTCGTGGTAGGACTATACCGTGTAACATTGTGAGTTTTCCACAAGTCTAATAGATGTGGTGAAAAATATTGAAAAATCTCTGACTTTTTTCATAAAAAGTGTTGACATACGGCAACACGTTTGCTATACTTAAGACATGGTTGAGGGGCAACCAAGTAACAATTAACAATTCGGCGGCAAGAAAGGCTATAAAAATGCTTAAAACATCATTACAACTTTTCAGACTTAAAATAACCATAAAGCTTGAGTTGATTAAGAAAACTAAAGCTAGAAAATAATCAGTCGATAAAATCAAACACTAAAAAATAAACAGCCCCTCAACCGCCGCCGCCAAGAAAGGATAATTAAAATGGCAACATTTACAGCACAATATTGGCTCGGTAGTACACATCATAGCACGGAGTTTGAGGCAGACGAGCGGTTGCGCGACGATAGCGAGCAGCTTGAAGAAATCGCTCGCCGAGAGCTAAGACTTAAATTTGGGCGCAACACAGCAAATCGGGCTGAGTTCACTGGTATCTATATTGAACTAGACCGCGACGCTATCACTAATCAGATTAGGACAGAGTTAGCTAAATTAAGTGAACAGGGTTACGACACTGATTCGTGGAGCATTGAGGCAACAGTAGAAGACGCAATTCGACAGCTTGAAGAGACTGGCAATAGCGAGGCTGAAATCCGCTACGATGGCTTGAAATACTTTATCGTCAATGCTATTTATTAAATATTAACAGCCCCGCCGGCGGCATTGTAGCCGGCAGAAAGGTAGAATGTGAAAAATAAGCACATACATATAAAAGTTTCAGAGAGCGATCACGAGATGATCGTCAAGCGTGCCGCCGAGTTGAATATGACAGTTAGCGAATACATACGACGACTGGTCGTTGCTGACGTTGCTATTGCGGAATCTAATAAATAGTGATAAACTGCAAACGCATGGTTTAAGCATCCATGTAGCCTTTCCGCCCTCTGAGAATGGGGGCGGGTTTTTGTTGACAAAGCAAAATCAGTTTGCTATAATCGGCGATGAACGTACAGGATTTTCAGCCCGCCCAGATGCAAATCAGGGTGGGCTGTCTGTATCTAGCCTCAAAAAATTGTTATCAATTTTAGAGGCTATTTTTGTTTGTCAAGAGCAGAATGGCGTTTTGAGGGTAAAATGGGGAATATAACCATAGACGAGCGACGAATTCAGAAAATGCAGCAGAGATTAGGTAAGGCGACAAAGCTAATCACCGACGATAACTATCTGCCGATGTTCAGAAATCGCCAGATCAATTATACGAGAGAGTTCGATTATTCGATTAAATTGGCGAAACGAAAACGCAACCCACGCAAGTACTTCGCGTTTATCTGGTCGAGTGCGAATCTGGCGAAAACGGTGGATTGGTTGCGTAAATTGATTGCTCAGGCGAAAGCTAAGGTGGCAGAAGAGCGTCACAAGCAGAAAATGCAAGAGCAGGCAGTCTTATCGATCAATATTGACGGATTAGATAAGTTAGCGCAGATGAAGCGCGGCTACAACTTGATAACGTAGCAATCACTGCTAACATTTTGACGTCGCTCGCGTAGCGGCTTGTTTGCGTTTGCCTGTATGCAAATATTATGCAATAATCCTAGATATATGCGAGTATTTGGGAGTTTTGTGTAATGGAAGCGGCCGTTTGGCCGTATTTTTTATTCAAATTAACGCAAATCCGCCCGCCGCCACCCATTTTTGATAACAGAATTATCAGAAAATTAAATGTGAGGGTTCTATATACAATTGAGCTTTTAGAGGTTCAATATAAACATTCTATATAGAACTGGTTTTTTAAGTGGAGTTAAAATATCATGACGAAAAATACAATTATGCCAATCGAGCGAGCTTTTGACGAATATCTGGAGTACTGCGAGTTTACACGCCGGATGAGCCGCCAAACATTGAGTGCTAAGCGGTGGGTGATGCGAGATTTTAGAACTAGCGTGCCAGCCAGCAGTCTGAGCGAAATTACGACGCAGCAGGTGAACGACTGGATTACAGAGCAGGCACGGCGAGGTCTGAATAGCCGCACTATCAATACGCGGATTTGCCATGTGATAGCGATGTTTCGATATTTCAGGGATATGGGCGTAGAGATGCCTGAGCTGAAAATCCGCCATATCGTTAAGCAAAAGGAGACCGAGCCAATCCGCCGAGTTTTCTACACGAGGGAGCAAATCGAGCAGGTGTTGGGATATTGCAATCAGATTCAGTGGTTGTTAGTTAAATTGTCGTTTGACTGTGGCTTGCGAATCACTGAGCTAAGGAACTTAAGGCTAATGAATATCAGCGACAGGATGATTGTATTTACTGGCAAGGGTGGCAAACGGCGGGAGGTACATATGAGTCGAGAAGCTCGCGAAAGATTGACGCAGTGGATCGTTAGTCAGCGTATTGATGATTATTTGTGGCAGAAGTCAAGCGGCACACTGCTCAGCGTCGAGGAGCTGCGGCATTTAATGCGTCAGCCGTTCTATCTGGCTGGATTTCGCAATTTTCACCCGCACGCTTTGCGGCACTCGTTCGCTACAGACATTCAGCGAAACGGGGCGACACTTATGGAGTCACAGGAGATGCTCGGTCATTCAAACGCGGTGATTACGCAGCGATATTTGCATGGACTGGACGGCCAGATGGCAGCGTGCTTTGAAAGATTAAAATTTAGCGCAACATCATAACAACAGAGGTAATGGTGCGGACTTTTCCACAGTTTTCGTATCATTTTTGCCCATTTTATAACGCAAGCGTATTGACAGAACGCTTGCGTTTTGCTATACTGAAGACAGTTCAGATGAGCGGCGACCGCCGCCATCAACGGCCTTTAACATCACTGGAAAAAACAAGATTCATGGTTGAGCAGTTTGCTATATCATGTAATATTTTTCAGTGATATAATTA